GGCGAGGCCCGAGAGGGTGTCGCCCGGCTTCACGGTGTACGTGCCGGCGGCTGGCGGCGCCGGGGGCGCGGGCGGGGCCGGGGGCGCCGGGGTGCCGGCGGGGTTGGTGCCCAGCAGCGCGGCGAGCTGCTCGCGGGTGCCGCGGTAGGCGTTGCTGTCGACCGGGGTGTGTCCGGCGACGGTGGCCGAGCTGGTGAACTGCAAGACCTCGACGCCGACGCCGCCGTAGCCGTCCCAGTAGTTCGCGGGCACGCGCTGGTAAATCTGGGAGGCGTAGCCGCCGTTCATGTCCGGGTACCGGCTCGACCACAGCGGCGGCAGGCCGACGAGGGACGGCGAGCCGAGGGTGTCTCGCCAGTACCAGCGCGGGACGTAGGCGAGCGGGACGGTGTAGCCGGCGCCGCGCAGGCGGCCGACGATGTCGCGGGTGAGCGCGAGGTTTCCGCCGTCCTTCTCGACGTCCGGGATCACGGGCACGTCGCGCGGGACGGTGCGGGTGATGGTGTCGACCTGTGCCGCGGCCGAGGCGTTGCCGCGCTGGTAGTGGTAGGCGGCGACGAGCAGGCCGGCGCCGCGGGCCTCGCCGAGGTTGCGGCCGAACTGCGGGTCGACCCATCCGGCGCCGTCGGTGGCCTTGAGAAACGCGAAGTCGAATCCCTCGGCGCGGGTGCGGCGCAGGTCGAACCCGCCGCCCTGGTGGTGGCTGATGTCGATTCCGTAGAGCATGAGTACCTCTCGAAGGGTTATGTATCAACGGTTCTTGCGGTTGATGGGCGGCTCGGCAGGCTCGGCGACGGCGTTCTCGACGCGGTCGATTGCGTCGCGCAGGCTCGCGCCGGAGTTGGGTCGCAGTTCGTGCTCGACGCGCTCGACGCGCTCGACCAGGCCGCGCACGTCGTCGCGGGTGGCTGCGCCGTCGGTTTCGATGGCGGCAATGCGTTCGATCACGCCAGGGCGGGCCGGTGCGCCGTTGCGCTCGGGTTCGCCGAACCAGTCGTCGGCGAAGTGGCCGAGTCGACGTAGGCCGCGCGCGGCGTTGCGGACTGCTGTCCACACGCGACGGATGATCAGATAGGCGGCCACGGCGACACCCGCCGTCCCGGCGATGTCGAGCGCCGTCAGGTCGGCGAGGTTCACGGGGGCGGTTTCCTTGCTGTGTTAGGGCATGACGAGATGGCCGCGTGTCGCGGCAGACGAGCGGGCGGGGTTAGAGGAAGTAGCAGCCGAGGACTTGACAGGCCACGACGCCGGAACCGGTCGCCGAGGCGGTCACCTCGACCTTGACCCAATCGCGGCCGACGAACTCGGCGACGCTGTAGCGGCCTTGCCGGGCGATGACGGCGCCGGCGTTGACGTTCCACGCGCCGACTTCGGTTCCGTCGAGCTTGAGTCGGTAGGTGACGTTCGGTTGGTCCACGGCCCAGCCCCAGACGCCCTCGATGCTCATCCACGCGTGCGAGACCGACGCGCGGCCTTCCCACAAGGTGGTTTCGCCGGTGAGTCGTTGGGTGGAAATGCTCCAGTAGCCGGTTTCGCCGATGTCGGGGTCGGATGAAAAGGTGTGTGGGATGAACTGCGCGTAGAGCGGAACGGGCAGCCACGGCCGGGCGAGGCCGACGCCGGTTTCGGCGCTGTCGGAGACGATGATGCGGCCCGAGGAGTCGGTCATCGCCCAGTAGTCGCGGCCGTACTGCGACGCGCCCGCGGTGTACATGAGGGTTGCGCCGCCTTCCCGACGGAGCACAAACCGTTGCTTGCCTTCGGAATCCGGGCCGACATAGAGGATTTCGACGCCGTCGGAGTCGGTCATCTTGATGTAGCTGTCGTCGGCGAGAGTCAAGCCGCCGCGGGTGATGATTGCGGAGGACAAGCCGACTTTTTTGCGGACGGCGGCTAGTTCGCGTTCCAGGGCGATGACGCGGTCGATGATGTTGGAAGGCTGGTTGACCTGCATTAGGCGGCGTCCTCAATGAGCGGGCTCATGGTGATGGTGACGCTTTCGGCGGCTTCGCTCGGCGCGTACTGCGCGTCGACAATCCGCATGGCGGTGTCCAGGCCGCGGCGGACGAACTCGTCGCGGATGACGACACGGACGTCGTCGCCGGTGTCCCACTCCCCCACGTAAGGCGCGGTGTTCCCGCGGACGGTCAGGGTGGGCAGGGCGACGGGCAGCCGGGCGACGAGTTGGTCGGCGTCGGCGTGGCCTTGCAGCGTGTCGGCGTCGGAAACGCTGGTGTAGCCCTGTTCGGACTCGAGCAACGGCCAGTGCTGCGCGTACTTGTCGACGTCCTCGGCGACGGCGATCGGGGTTCCTTCGGCCATGCCGTCGCCGCTGGCGAACGTGCGGGTAGCCATGCGGGTCGCGTCCGAGGGCCACGTGTAGTTGACGATGTTGCCGCCGGTCTCCCACACGTGCGCGGTCCCGGTCTGGCCGAGCCGCGGCGTGCCTACGCGCATGACGCGCCGGATGCGGCCGCCGGTGCCGGGGGTGACGCCGAACATGATGTCGGGGCCGTTGATCACCGCGGCGAGCTGGCGCAGGGCTTCGCCGACCGAGGACAGCTCGTGTCCGGTGTAGGTGCGGTCGCGGTAGATGAACGAGCGCGAGTCGTCGAACTCGATGCCGATATCGCCGCCGGCGTGCGTCTGCGCGAGCTGCACCAGGCCGCGGGCGAGGTCGTTTTGCTCGACGTCGTTCGCCGTCATCTTCAAGCCGGCGACGTGGTCCAGCGGGAGCGGTGCGGCCGGCAGGACCGGGAGCACCTTGCGGTGATCGAAGTAACTCCACCAGTCGGCGCCGGCCACCTCGACCTTGTGTGAGCTGCTGTCGTACTTGCGGGTCCAGATGATCCCGCCCCACATCGGCCGGTCGTCGCGCATCACGTAGAGCGCGCGGCGGGCCGGCATGGTCAGCTCGTACGGGTCGCGGCGCGTGCTCGACGGGTGCCGGGTGAGATCCCAGGTGCCGGAGAACTTCCCGGAGTCGTTCAACGGCTTGTTGTACTTGACGCCGGTGAGCGGTAATTCGTCGAGCACACGGCCGCTGCGCAGATCGGCGACCAAGTAGGCGTAGGTGGGCAGCCGCATCACGGACCCCGCCACACCGCGGTAAAGCCGCTGATCAGGTCGCCGGTCGCTTCCTTGGTGACCGCGCTCGGCGCGCCCGAGTAGCCGTAGCACCGGACTTGCGCGCCCTTGTCGAGCCACCTCGACGTGTTTGCCGAGATGTTGTTGCCACCGCCGGCAACGCTGTCCTTGGCGAACAGGTTGCCCGAGGACGACCCGCCGATCATGGCGTACTTGTCAGTGTTGACGATGGTGTACCGCAGGTTCAGCGAGAGATCCCACCACCCGGGTTCGCCGATGGTGAAGACCCCGCCGGCGAGCGTGATGCCGACCGGGGGCCGGTTGACCTGCGGGAAGGTGAGCAAGGTCGGCGAATTCGAGGTCGGCTGGTTGGTGGTGATGGTCCAATCGCCGCCCGGGGTCGCGCCGCTCATGAGTGCGGCGTACAGCCACTTCTCACCGTTCCAGCGGTAGAGCCCGCCGGTGCTGGCGAGCACGACGAGTTGCCCCGGGTACGGGTCGGTGATGTCGGCGAGCGCGGCCGCGGTCACCTGCCCGCGCACCCGCCATGCGGCACCGTCGTAAACCTCGGTCCACCCCTTGTCGAGCCTGTAGACCTCCTGGCCGGCGTAGGCGGCGACCGCGTTGCGCTGGGTGAGGCTGCCCACGGGCAACAGGCCGCCGAGGGCGACTGTCCACCCGGGCGGTAGCGGGTCGATCATGGCGTCGGTGATCTTGTCCGCGCCGGCGGTGACCCGGACCCGGGCGAGGGTGAACCAGTCGCGCGAGCCGTCGACGACGGGATCGCTCGGCGTCGCCGAGGCTGTCCCGCGCACGAGCCGAACCTCGAACTTCGTCGCGGTGTCGAGGTAGAACTCGTCGGACTGCTGCGCGATCACGAGGTCGTGACGATCGTTGGCCGGGTCGGCAGGGACGGCGAGCACGTCGAGGGTCTTCGGGCTGTCCAGCGACACCAGGTACGACCCGATGCCGCGCGAGGCGCGGATGCTGCCTTGGAACGGCTCGACCACGATCGAGCCGCTTGCCGTGCCGGCCGCGTGCACGCGGCCCGGGGTACCGGGGCCGGGCCGAATACCGTCGCGCGCGGTGACCCCGCTCGGCCCCGGGATGAGCAGCGCGGACACGGCGAGTCGGGCATCTTCTGTGGTGATCAGTGGCGCGGTGTCGGAACCGACGGCCCACGAATTCCTTTCAGGCATGGGAAAACCTCCGTCTCACATCGCGGTGTTGTGCACGGTTACCGACAGGCGCGAGTCGGAACTCGTTGCGGCAGAGGCGAAAACGGCCTGTACTTCGCGGCCGGGTGGGAAGCTGAACCATCCGCGGGTGAACAGGCGGTCGGAGGCCGAGACGTTGCTGCCGACGAACAACACGGTTCGGGCGAGCGTGTCGACCTCGACGACTTGGCCGGCCGGGATGATCCAGTCGGGATCGAATTCGAGGGCCTGCCCGGTGTCGCGCCGGGTGATCGAGGGGCCGCGGACCGGGCCGGCGATGCGCCAGACCGGCCATGCCTCGGCTGTGCCGGTGTTGGTCCAGGTGATGACTCCGCCGCGGGCGGCCGCGCCGAATGGCATCGGGAACCGCACCGGGAAGGCCAGTCCGCCGGAGCCGACCGCGCCGAGCGTGGTCGAGGCGGTGTAGCCGGGCAGTTCGAGCAACCGCGGATCGGTGGCGACCCATTGCAGCGCGCCGGCGACGTAGCCGGCGTCGTAGGCGAGCCCGGTCGGCACCGACCGGCGCGTGCACCGGGCGAGCGCCTGCCAGGTCCGGCCGGCGAGCCGGATCACGAGCGGTTCCTCGTCGGGATTCTCGCCCGGAGTGGTGACCATCCGCAGCCGGTCGACGGCGGCCGCGTACTGCTCGCGCGTGGCGCGCCGCGCCGAGATCACGAACGAGTAGGTGATCGTGCGCGACTGGGCGAGCAACTGCCCGGGGAACGCGCCGTGTTGTCCGGGCCGGTCGACGTCGCCGCCGCGCATCTGCGGCAGGTCGAGCCAGCCCTCGAGGGCGCGCCACCCGTACGCCGTACCAGCGCCGAGCAGGGTGCCGCGCCACTCGAGTTGTCCATCGCGGGTGATCAGGTCTCCGGCAGCCACTACCCACCCCCGCGGCTCAACCAGTCCAGCTCGCCGGCGATGTCGGCCGGCGACTGGGCCGGCGTCGCGTGGAACTGGTCAATGTGCACGGTGGGCCGGCTCGCGGTTGCCGTGTAGGCGCCGGCCGCGCCGCCGATACCGGCGTTCGACGCGCCGGCGATCGAGAGCGCGGGCGTGGTCAAGCCGGCCGCCATCGTGTCCGACACGCGCGTCGCGAGATCGGACGCCGAGCGCAACGCGACGCCGGCCGCCTTGTCGATGCCGCCGGCCAGACCGGGCGGAATCCACCGGCCGATGCCGGCGAAAACGGTCGATGGCGAGTTGATCCCGAGAATGTCTTTCGCCCACCCCGGGAGCAAGTTTCCGAAGAAGCCGATCACCTTGTTTTTGAGCCAGCTCGCCGCATTCTGAATCCCGTTCCACAAGCCGGTCAGCAAATCGCGTCCGGCGTTCAGGAGAAGCGAGCCGAAATTGCCGAGCCCATCGAGCACGCGCCCCGGTAAGCCGCGTAGCCAGTTGACCAGCTCGGCCGCCTTGCCTATCGCGGCCCGCGTCAGATCCCCGAACCAGGCGGCCACCTTGCCCGGCAGGGAGCCGAGCCAGGCGACCGCGTCAAGGACCCAGTTCACCGCGGTACGGACGCCGGCAACGATGGTGTCCCAATGCTTGATGATCAGCCCGGGAAGTGACCAGTTCACGAACAGATTGACGATGAAGTCGACTGCTCCGGAAATGAAATTTCCGATCCAATCGAGCGCTGCGCCAATCGCGGACTTGATCGTGTCCCAATTCGAGATGATCAACACGGCGAGAAGCGCGACCGCCGTTGCGATCAAAATAAACGGGTTGGTCATCATCGCGACCCGCAAGGCGTTAAAAACCGTCGTCGCCGTGCGAAACGCGGTCGAGAGGCCACCTATCAACGTCGTGAGCGGACCGGCGGCCACGGCGACGGTCGCAAACCCGATCGCCAGAGGGCCGAGCCACGTCATGTTGTCGGACAGGAAACCGGCCAGCAGCGCCAGAAGCGGGCCGGCCACCTGGAGAGCCGCGGCGAGAACGGTGCCGATCTGGCTCGCGAGCGTGGCCAGACCGGGAGCCAGGGCGACGACGGCGGGCTCGAGCGACGTCACGGCCGAGGCCAGTCCGCCGGCCAAGCTCTGCGCGACCGCGGCGACCACCGGGGCCAGGGCGGCGAGCACGCTGCCCAGCGGGGCGACGGCAGGTGCCAGGGACGCGAGCGCGGCGCCCAGCTGCGGGCCGAGGGTGGCTATCGCCGGGCCGACGTCGGAGACCAGAACGCGCCCGATCTCGGCGAACACCGGGGCCAGGCCGCGGCCGGCTGCGGCGATGCCGCCGAACACCTGTTGTAGCAGGGTGGCGCCCTGCGCGGAGGTCAGGAAGTCCCGCACGGCGCCGGTGGCTTGCACGAGCACGTCGAGGGTCGACGTGCCGTTCGTCGACATCGCCGAGAAGACGGCCGAGATGATGCCGCCGACGTTGCCGGCGAGCTGGCCGAGCTGCTGTAGCGCGTTGAGCCCGTTGCGCATCCACGCCTCGAGCTGCCCGGACTCACGGGCCGCGGAGATGAACGCGGCGAACCGCTCGGCGGCCGAGCCGGCGCCGGTGGTGAGGTCGGCGAACACGGTCGAGCCGACGGTCGCGACGTCGCGGAAGACCTGCGCGAGTGGCTGCGTGACCTCGGCCAGGTTCGACACCGCGGTCGAGCTGTTGTCGAAGATCGTCGCCACGTCGCGCCCGGTCTGCGCTTCGCGCAGGAACGCGGCCAGACCGGCGGCGCCGACGCCGAAACTCGAGGCCACGTCGGTCATACCGCGCTTGAGAATCGGGAGGTACTGCGCGCCGAGCTGGCGCACCACCGACCCCATCTCGGAGAAAAGCTCTTGCTGTACCGAGCGCTTGACCGCGTCCCACGCCGGCGCCAAGTCGCGCACGGCCTTCGCCGTGTCGCGCGCGGCCGGGGCGAGTTTCGCGGTGGCCTCGGCGAACTTCGCCGGGTCGTCGATCGCCTTCAAGGCGTCGCCGAACCCGGACAACCCGACCTTGAGCGAGGCCAGCGCGGCACCGCCGGCGACCGCGGCACCGGGCAGGATCAGCAGCGCGCCCGATGCGGTGACGATGCCGCCGCCGAGCGCGCCGAGTGCGCCTCCGGCGAGGTTGGCCGCGCCGGCGAGCGCGCCGACCCGGAGTGCGCTCGCGCCCGCGGAGAGCGCCATGTCGCGGGCAGACCTGCCCGCGCGCATGAGCGCGTTGTCGTAGACGTCGGTGTCTTTCGCCGCGGCGGCGAACCGGGCGCGGGCCTGCGCGAGCTTGCCGGCGACGCCCTTGTCGTCGATGCGCAGATACCCGACAAGCTCGCCGATGGTGAGCGCCACGCGACCACCCCCGCCCGCTGCTCGTCAGGGGCGGGGGCGGTCAGCCTCCGGGTACAGCGCGCGGCGTAGTCGGCTCGCGTCGGTGGAGAACAAGCCGGCGATGCGGATGCGCAGCCAGCGCCACGAGCGGGCGCGCAGCAGGCCGGGCGCCTCGAGGTCGAGCCCGTAGAACTCGTGCAGGTCTAGCTCGACGAGCGACCAGCGCGCGAAGATGTCCGACCAGCGCGGGCCGTCGCCGGCGCCGCCTTCCGTGTCCGGGTCGTACCACTCCCGGATGCCCGTTGCGGGGTCGATCGGGCCGCCGCGCGACGGCTCGCCCGATTCCCCGCCGAGGCTTCCGGGCGGCCGCCGGCGTTCCAGTACGCCTCGGCGGCCTCCGGGCTCTGCGTGTGGTGCAGAAACGCGGTCATGCCGGCGACCTTGAACCGCGGCCAGGCGACCCCGTCGTCGAGCATCTCGTCGTAGGCCGTGCCGAGCGACTTGCGGTACATGTCGATTTCCTGCGCGTCCGATAGCAGCTCGCCGCCCGGTTCCGGCACCGATAGCTCGCCGGCGTCGGGGTTGTCCTCGTGTGCCTTGACCGCGGCCGCTACGCCGAACATCCAGTCGTGAAGCCGCTGCAACCGCAGACCGGTCTCGGCGTCGACCGGCGGTACGGCGTAGACCTTGCCGCCGATGGGCAGCTCGAGCCCGCCGTCGAGCAGGTCGTCGAGATCCCGATACGCCATCACTTGCCCCCGCTCGTCGTCGCGGCCGCGGTGCCCCCGGCGGGCGGCGTGGTTACGGGGTTGGCGATCTCGAGCGGCTCGCCCTGGCCCAGCAATGTGAAGTTGAACGGCTCGAGGTCGGTCGTTTCGCCGCCCTTGGTGAACTCGGATACCTGCGCGTAGCCCTCGGACGCGTCCGGCGAACCGTCTCGGCGGTACCACCGCACATGCACGTCGGCCGAGAAACCGACCTTGCGTGCGGCCTTGCGGATGAACTCCTGTCCGGGATCGGGGGTGTAGGCGGTCGCCGCGGTGTCGCGCTTGCGCTTGCCCTCGGCCTCGACCTTCCATTTCCGCTGCGTGATGACGTCCGCGCCCCAACCGGGCGCGTCGTTGGTCGAGTCGTCCTCGGTGTTGTCGTCGGTGCTCTCGGAGAAGTTCGACAGGCCGCGAACCGGCGTCCACTGCGGAGTGGTGGCGCCGCTGGCGGCCGTGTCGACCTCGAGTGCCCAATCGCTGGCGAGCATGGAACGTAGGGCCATTGCGGCGCCTCCTATTGGCGGTAGCGGGTCGGGTGGTGTGCCCGAATCCGGTAGGTGTCGGTGTGCACGTAGCGGCCGTTCTGGTCGATGCCACTGGGGTTTGAGGTCTCGCGCGTGACCAGGTGGACGCCGAGGCCGAGTTGCTGCTCGCCGGCGCCGGCGAGCGCGTCGAACGCGGCGTCGACGAGGTCGAACAGGTCGCGCGGGTCCTGGCCGACGGAGCGGAAGCGGATGCGCAGGCCGTACTCGGCGTCGGCGTCGGTGTCGTGGGCGAGCGGGTAGAGCAGCAGAGCGAGCGCGCGCGAAGGATCGGCAGGCAGGCCGCCGAACACGATGCCGGTCTCGGCGGCCGTGTAGCCGGCGTCGGGCCGGTAGGTTCCGACGCCGGCCGCGGCGAGGTGTCGCGCGATGAGGTCGCCCAGCTCGACGACGAACCTCATGAGCGGGTGGCCTTCCGGATCTGCGCGGCGATGATCTGCCGGGCGACGTCGACCTCGTCGTCGAGCGCGGTCTCGAGGTACTTCGCTTCGCCGTCTTCGTGGTGCCAGGTGGTCTCTTCGTGCTGGCGCACGGCGTACTCGGTGTCGAACGAGACGGCGCCGGTGAGTCCGTCGGTGGTTGCCGTGCCGGTGTTGCGGAGCGCGCCGGTGTCCTTGGGCGCCCGGTTGACGGCGACGCTGCGGACGTGCTCGGCGGCGAGCTTGACGCCCTTCTCGGCGCCGCGGGTGAAGTCCTCGAGGATGTGATCGCCTTGCCAGTGAAACTCGGTCTTGAGCCGCACGGCGGGTACCTCCCTTACGTGAGGGTGATCTCGAGGTGCGCGGGCGCGCTGGGATGGTCGAAGGTGCTCGCGGTGATCACAGTCGCCGTGCGCTCGGCCGGCGTGCCGGGCCACACGGTGACCTCGGAGCCGGCCGGTACCGCGGGGCCGGGCCTGGTGATCACGGTCGTTTCGCTGATGGTCTCGGCGCCATCGGTCGCGCGGACCAGGCGCCGCCGGTCCTCGACGTAGGCGCGGCGGACGGTGAACGGCCGGCCGAAGGTCGGCCCGTAGGCGCCGGTGCCGGCGTAGGGCTTGACGGTCACGGTGTGCGGAAGCAGGAACGCGGGCATGGTCAGCGCCACCGGGCGACCTCCTGCTCGACCGGGCCGTCGCCGAGCAAGCCGGCCGCGGTGAGTATCTGCATGGCCTCGGGCGAAAGCCGCGCAGCCTGCGCGCCGCTCGGTGTGCCGGCGGCCGCGGTGCTCGCCCGGGTGAGGTTCACGGACCCGATGCCGGCGGAGGTGAACCGGGCGGCCGCGCCGGAGTCGTCGCCGGTGTCTTCCCACCACGCGACGGTTGCGCACGTGGCGTCGCGTACCGCGGCGCGCACGTCCGGGTCGGCCGGGTAGCCGGCCGGGTCGGTGAGGTAGACCGCGGTGACGAGCAACCAGTCGACGAGCTGTGACGCGCGGGCGAGCTGCCGGGCGATGCACTCGGGCGGGGTGGTGATGTCGAGCCAGTTCGCGTAGTCCTCGGCGGTCGCGTACGCGCGTGCCACGGCGCCCCCTCTCGTTGGTGGAAGCCACGGCCGGCGCCCGGTCGGGGGCACGGGCGCCGGCCGCGGCGGTTACTTCGCCGGTGTGCGACGGCTGGTGCGCTTCGTCCCCTCCGGCTCGTCCGCCGGGTTCTCGGCCGGTGTCTCGTCGACGGGCGCGGTACTGCCCGGCGGGTCGTCGACGACGGGCTCGACGGGCTCGACGTCGTCCTCGACCGGGGTCACGGTGTAGCCGTGCCGCTGGAAGTAGGCGAGGGCGTTCTCGTTGTCGGTCTCGCCGCGGCCGGCGGTGAACCGGACGCCGGCGACGGTGCCGGTGTAGTCGGTGACCGGGGTTTCGATGTTGTGTCGTGGCATCACTGCACCTTGATGTTGCGGAAGACGGCGGCGGACTTCGTGGCCTTGAGCGCGACGGCGACCGGGCCGAGTTCCACCTCGCCCTTCTTGACGGCGCCGGCAACGGTGAAGTCGGGCAGCCAGCTCTCGACGAGCTGTGTGCCGACGGTCGCGACACCGTGGAAGCCGTCGAGCCCCACGCGGTAGGCGTACAGGTCGGTGAGCCCGGTTGCCGCGGTGCCGCCGACGGTCCGGCCGAGAATCGGCACGATCGGGTTGTTGGTGCCGGCCTTGGCGCCGGCGTCGACGAGCAGTACCCCGCCGTAGGTCTCGCGGACTACCGGCCGGCCGTTGACGCCGATCAGTCCCTCGACCGGGTCGCGGGTGTACATGCTCGCGCGGCGCGCGGCCGCCCGGACCCGGGCGAGCGACTTCGAGTTACCGATGACCACCGACGGCGCGCCGTCGAGCAGCGAGAGGAACTCGTCGATGGCGTCGAGCGCCTTGTGCTCGGCGCGCGCGTTGGTGTCGAAGTCGGTCCAGTCGGTGACCTGGCCGGCGCGGAACTCCGTGGTGGAGCCCACGAGCGCCTTGTCGAGTCCGTCGAATCCGTTGGTGTCGACCGCGGTGTCGCCGTTGATCACCGCGTCCTGAAACCGGGTGTTCGCGGCCTTGATCTTCTGCGACATGTTCAGCGACACCGCGGCGGACGCGGCCGGGCCGACCTTCGCGATAACCCGGTCGACCTCGAACGCCCCGCCGAGCACGGCCAGGTTGACCGAGAACGGGGCGGTGGTGACGTTCTGCGGCGCGTACTCGGAGTTCAGCGCGCGGAAATCCGCGGTCGGCTGCGTGATCAGCCGCCGGTACCCATAGGTGAGGGTCGCGCCCCCGCCGGAGGGATTGACGACGTCGTCGAAGATCAGCGAATCGAGTACCGCCGACTCTTTCCGGAACTCGTCGATCACGGCCGGGTCGTAGTCGGTCTGTGCGTTGTTCTTGGCCTCGGCCAAGGTCACGGGCATGGGTTCTCCTAGATGCTCAGTTGCCGTAGTGGCGGGAAATGGCGTCCGTGAGCGACTTCGCGGCGGGCTTCTCGCCGGACCCGCCGGCGTGCTGCCCGCTGCTGCGCGGCGGCACCTGGCCGGCGGCGCGCAACTTCGGGTTGTCGGTCACGGCCTTGGTGATCGCTGCGCCGACCTTGTCGGCGAAGTCGGCCGCGGTGGGGTCGAGCTGCTCGACCGCCGAGACGAACGCGCGCGAGTCGACCAGCGCGGCCGGGTCGGCGCCGAGCGGACCGGCGGACTTGAACACGGCCAGCTCGACCGCGGCGGCGCGGGCGCGCTGCTGCTCGGCGGTGACCTGCTCGGCGAGCTTGGCCGGGTCCGCCTTGTCGTCGTCGCCGGCGACCAGGCCGAGGGCCTTGCCGATGTCCTGCGCGAGCTGCTGCCGCGCCTCGTCGGCCGCCTTCGCCTTCGCGCTCGTGCGGTCCGCGGCGTTCTCGGTGCGCAGCTCGCGCACCATCTTCGCCAGCGTCGCCGGGTCCAGGGCGGCGAGTTCGTCCGCGGCCGCGCCCTGATCGGCAGGTGCCGCTGCCGGCGCGCTCGGCTGACCGGCCGCCGGCGGCTGCTGACCGGTGGCGGCCGGATCGCCGGTTGTCCCGGACGGTTCGCCGGCGGGGCTGGCCGGGGTGATGGGTGCAGACACGGTTGCCTCCTGGGCGGTCGTGGGATGGGTTCTCAGCGCGTGGCCGAAGAAGAAACGTTGTCTCGATCGTTGACAAGGTTTACGTGCACCTCTAACCTGGTCTCAAATCGAGACAAGGTTTTGAGGGGTGAAGAGATGGACGCGCTTTTCGAGGTCAAGCCGCTGCTTGAGGCAGAGGCCATGCGCAAGCACATCGCCGACCAGATCCCGGGTCAGGTGGACATCTGGGAGGCGTGCGCCGAGGTTGCGGCCGAACACGTGGCCGCGGAGCCGACACCGTTCGCGTGGCCGGAACCTGTCGGCCCCATGACGCTCTATGTCCGCGACGAGCTGTTCGGCGGGGCGGTGCTCTCGTGAGCACCGTTCGCTACCTCGGCGTAAACGGTCTGGCCGAGCGTTTCGGCGTCACCCGGCACGCGGTCGACAAGTGGCTCAAGCGTTACCCCGCCGACTCGTCGCACCCGTTCCCTGCGCCAGACGTCGAAATCGACGGTGGCATCCCTGGTTGGCTGCCGGAGCGCGTGTCAGAGATCGAGCAATGGCGCGCCGGAATGCCAGGGCGCGGCGTGGGTGGCGGTCGGCCGCCTGCGCCGAAGGTTGAGCCGGAACTGAGGGACTGGGAACGCGAGCTACTCGACGGCGGCTCGTCTGAACCGGCCTAGCTGTCTCCGGCTGAACGCTCGCGCGCGTAGGCGGCTTGCCCGTCTTGGTAGCCCTGGCGCCACACGCGCGCTAGCGCGAGCGGTCCGCGCTCGGCATTCGCGTGGTGGGCGCGCTCGGCGGGCGTTCGCGGGCCGAGCCACTCGGGCACGTGGGCCGGTGTGTACGGGTTCGGCGTTGGTGGCGCGAGCCCGTAGCCGGCCGCGTAGCCCTGGTCGCGGGCGGCGCGGACGTGCTCGGCGGTTATTGCAGCCACGACTCACCCCCGGTGCGGAACCGTTCGCCGTTGCCGCCGCCGAGCTGCTCGGCGACGAATTGGTCGAACGTCACCCTACCGTTTTCGTCCCACCACTGCTTCAGTTCCTCGGATGCCCAGCGGCGGGCGTAGGTTTCGTTCTGCCGCCACAGGTTCCGCGGGTCCAGCCCGGCGCGTTGGCCTTCCGGAGTGAGTAGGAATCCGTTGGTTGCGGCCTCGGCGGCGAAGTAGTCCCGTTCGACGCGGTCGGCGTAGGCGGCGCGGGCGAGTTCGTCGAACCCGCGACCGCGGTAGCCCTCGCGCCGAAGTCGGGCGATGGCGTCCTCGCGGCGCATCTTCTCGACGTCCTTGTCGAACACCTCGGCGTATGCCTGTTCGTAGTCGAGTCCGTCCTCGACGAGCCGGTCGACCTCGGCCCACTTCTCGGCGTCCGGATCGTCGGCGACCGCGTCGGCGTACTGCTGTTCGGCGTCGCGCCGCTCCAGCTCGGCGATTACTGCCTCGACGGCGTCCTCGTCGTCTCCGACTTCGGCGAGCCGGTCGCCGAGTTGCTCGTCGGACAGCTCCCGCAGATCGACCGGCGCGGCCGGCGGCGCGGACCGGCGTTCGATCTCGTCGCGTACGGCCTGGTGCGTCTGGCTGACCTGTCCGGGCTTGCCGAGCAGTTCGGCGCGCTCGGCGAACACCCGGTCGGCGACGGCGAGTTCGTCGTCGCTCAACTCGGCCGGCGTTCGCTGTTGCGCGGCGAGCGCGTCGGCGACGGCGTTGTCGGCCGCGGCCTTCTCCGCGGCGAGCCGCTCGGCCTCACGCCGGCGGGCCTGTTCGGCGGCGATGGCGTCGAGCCGGTTCTGCTCGACGCTGCCCTCGGCGACCTGGTCGGCGAGCTGGTCGCGCCGGCGCTCGGCGGCCCGGAGGTCGCCGTGTCCGAGGTTGACTTGCTCGCGGTAGCGCTTGCGGTTGAGCCCGGTCCGCTTCACGTACTCGCGGATCTCGGCTTGCGTCTCGCGCACCCGGCGCTCGGCGGCCTGGCGCTCGTCGTCGGTGAGCGCGGCCGCGGCCTTGCGCTTGTTGCGGCGCACCTTGCGCTCGAGCGCGCGCAGGTCTTCGCGGTCCTGCTCGGCCTTGGCGTCGTGCTCGCGGATCTCGTCGAGTTTGGTCACCCCGGGCAGGTACGGCACGAACTGATGCCGACAGTTCGGGTGCATGAGCCCCTCGAGCCGCGCCTGCTCGACGGTGGCGGCGACGTCGACGGTGACCGTCTCGTCGGTGAGGGTGTGCTCGACCTGGCGCTCGCCGGCCGGGCCGGACAGCGCCAACACCCGCCCTTCCCAGCGGGTACACAGCCGGCAGGCATGGCGCGAGCGGGTGATCGTGACCAGCTCGACGCCGGCGGAGGCCATGCGGGCGAGGTGCCCGTCGTTCCACGCGCGCCCGGTCGCGGTGCGCACGGCCATCTCGACGTAGCTCGCGAGGTTCCAGTCGCGGCCGGCGCGGTCAACGAACCCGGTCACGCCTTGGGAGGCGAGCCGGTCCCACGCGGCACGCTGCGCCGAGTGGATCGTGCCGGTACCGAGCAACTGATCGGGCGCCGCGGCGGCGACCGCTGTTTGATAGGCGTCCTGCTGCCAGCGCAGGACGCGCAGCGGCAGCGCCTCGAGTCGGCTGGTGAGGTCGGCGGCGAGGATGGCGGCCGCCTGCATTCCGGGCACCACGCCGGCGAGCTGCTCGAGCTGCTCGGACGACAGCGCGCCGAGTTCGGCGAGCTGCGCGAGCCCTTGCTCGGCGCCGGCCTGCCAGGCGGCGAACACGGAATCGGCGGCCGCCTGGCCTGCCTGCCCGGTGACCTGCGTAGCGATCCGCTCGGCGGCGAGCCGAAGCTCACGCGCCGCGGTGGCCTTCTGCGCGGCCCACTCGGGCACGTCCTGACCGGCGCGGACACGGCGGGCGATGTCGCCGAGCAACCGCGCCTCGGCCTGCGTGTACAGGGCGAGGATGTCCGCGGCGAGCTGCTCGACGACGTCGGCTGGATCAACTCCGGGCGGGGGTTCCCACGGCATCGGCGGCCCCCTCGACCTTGTCGTCGCCGGACGTCGGCGGGTCGGGGAACTGGTCGAGCCCGCGGAACGTCGCCGGATCGGGCACGGTCCGGCCGGACTCGGCGAGGATGGCGGCGACCTCGTCGCGCACCTGGTCGTCGTCCCAATCGGGGTGAACCATCCGCACCCGCACGTCAGTCGAGGCGGCCTCGGCCGCGCCGAGGGCCTGCACCGTGCGCGCGAGCGCTTCGGGGTCGGGCTGCGTCCGGTCGGGAAACTCGACCTTCGGCAGGTCGGACACGGTCGCCGTGCCGCCGAAGACGGCCCGGTCGATCTCGACCAGCGCGGCGGAGACGTGCGCGAGCCCGGATGCCCAGTACCGGGCCTTCTTGTCGCGGGTCCGGTTCGACAGCTTCTCGCGGGCGGTGACCTCGGTCGCGGTGATCGAGGCGTCGCCGTCGTTGTCGCCGAGGGTGGCCAGCGAGTAGCCGGCGGCGCGTAGCGCGGTCCGGGTGATGTCCTCGGCGGTGTCGCGGTGCTCGGCTACCCGGATGGCGAATTGGTGCGCGGAGACGGTGAGGGTGTCCGAGCCGCCGCGCGACAGCGCGTTCAACTCGGTGTAGACCTCGCGGTCTTCGTCGAAGCTCGCGCCGCGACCGGTGCCGTTGTCCTGCAAGTACCCGGTGGGAACCAGTAGCCGGGCCTTGGCGATCCGGACGTCGCGCATCCAACTCGTGTACGTCTCGTCGAGCGCGTCGAAGAGTCCTTCGACTCCGTCGAAGTCCGACCGGCCCAGCGGAGCGAGTTGCGGCGTGCCGCGCCACACCCGGTTAGGGCGGACGTTGGGCACGTACGCGGCGGCGAGTCGGTCGGTGCCGGTGGCGATGCTGCCCTCGGCGTCGACCAGCGGCGCCGCCCACGCGGTCGCTGGGTCCTCGGTGAGCGGCACCGCTCGACCGAGTTCGGTGTCGGTGCCGACGTGCAACGCGTGCACGATCCGGCCCGGGGCGTAGCGCTCGAGGTGGCGCCACACGGCCGGCCCGTCGACGCGCACCCGCGTGTAGAAGGTGACCGCGGCCAGCTCGCCCCAGCGCCATTCGGGCACCGCGGCGTCGGCATGGACGGCGTCGAGCATGGCGTGCTTGGCCACGTCGGCATCCCAGACCACGCGCAGGTAGGCGCCGCCGAGCGCCGAGGCGATCTCGGCCGCCTCAAGCAACCGCGAGTGCATCGCCGGTGAGTTGAGCGCGAGGTCGAGCCGATCCTGCGCGGCGGTGTCGTCGACGACGATGCGGGGCGGTTCGGAGAACAGGAGGTCGGCCGACGCGGTCGCGATGTCCGCGGCGAGCGGCACATGCAACCGCTGTCGGGTCTGGCCCACTGGTACCGGTCGGCCCCAGAAGAACCGGGCGAGCCCGCCCACCAGGCCGCCGCGGTAGGTCGAGGGGCGGAGGCGAGGTGTAACAGCGCGCCGGCGTTCACCGGTGTAGATCTCGACGAGCCGCTCGGGATCACCGGTGTACCAGGCATCCCACTCGCGCATACGCGCGAGCGCGTCGTCGAACGGCGGGGGAGGCCACGAAGACGGCATGACGCACCCCCTTTCACCAGCGCAGGGAGAAACGTGGGATTCATCAAGAACGCCAAGGCGAACATGGTCGCCGAGGAAGCGGGCCGAGCGATCGCCGAAGGCCGGACCGTGTTCGTGCCGAGGCTGAACACGCCGGCGACGCAACACACGATGTCCGGCTCAATCGCCGGATGGGCCGAGATGATCGAATCGATTGAGGCGCAGGGCTGGCAGATGGTCGACTGGTCCGTCGTCCAGGACAAGAACGGCAAGCCGGAGGCGTACCCGCTGTTCAGGCGGCGGCAGCCAGCGCCGGCCGCCAGAGCGCCTCGGTAGTCGTCACGGCGTAGCGGCCGCCGTCGAGCGAGTGATCAGCGATCTTGATCGGCTTGTCCTCGCCGGCGGCGGTCGCTTTGTCGTCCCACGAGTAGCCGGGTACCTCGGCGATGAAGCCGCGGCACCGGTCGGCGACGCGCAACCGGTCCTCGGCGAGCAGGCTCGACACGGTCCGGATGCCGTAGGCGACGTCGTTGTCGGCGGCTTGGGTGAGCACGCCGTCGGACTGGAGTTGCACCCGGAACGACGCGGCGGCCGGATCGACGACCACGAACTCGGGCCGGCCCTGCTGGCGCGGGTGGTGGTCGAGGTCGAGCCACTCGCGCAGGCCGGCGGCGAGCTGGGAGTCGGTGAGCCGGGTCCGCGCGTGCGCGGGATCGTGGCGCCACTCGTCGACCAGGTAGAGCCGGTCGTCGGCACCTAGGCCGAGCAGCAGCGCCGCGGTTGCGTTGGTGGTGCCGTAGTCGACGCCGGCGGCGAGCAGGCGCCGCAGGTCGGGCAGCTCGCCCCACGGCACGACGTGCCGGTCTGGGTCCCACATGTCGAACACGGCGCCCTCGGCGGCGACCCATTCGCCGAGGATGAATCGACGGAACCACAAGCCGGTGTACTCGCGGCGAATGCTCGTGCGGTACTCGGCGGACAACGAGGGGTTGTCGTCGAGGGTGAACGCGAACGAACGCCAGTCGGGCAGCTCGGCGAGCCGGTCGAGGTAGTCGTGTTTCAGCCAATGCGCGGGGTTGTCCGGGTTGGTGGTGCCGAACAACTGCGCGCCCGGAACCGACATGCGGCCTAGTAGCTGCTTGAAGAACTCGCGGGCAACGACGGTGACCTCGTCGACGTACGCGCCGGCGCAGGTCAACCCGCGCAGCACCTTCTCGGCTTTGCTGTCGGAGGCGCCGAGCACGAACACTTGCCGACCGAGAATCCAGCCGGACGGCGCGCCGGCGGTGTAGCGGACGTGGTCGGCGACCGCGCCGAATAGGGTTGGGTCTTGCAGCGGTGCGAACACGTTGCGCGCGACCGAGTCGCGGGTGCGCCCGACAACGACGAGTTGCCCGCCGCGGGGCGCGTGCGCGACGTAGATCAACCAGCGCAACAGACTCGCGATTGTCTTGCCGGACCGGATAGCCCCCGACCAGATGTTCACCCGGGCACTCGCCTCGCGCATCGACTCGACCTGTGCCGGCGAGAGAGGAAGCTCGCCGGAGATCACGTCATGCACCACCCGGAGTCACATCCGCTGTCGTCAGTGAGCGGCAAGAGCTGCACACCGGCGTCGACGACGCGACGTAGCGGCCTGTTGAAACGAGTCAGGTAGACCGGATCTTTGCCCAGTGCGACTCGCCGGTCGTTGAGCAAGTCCTCGAGCTGGCATGAGCGCTCGAATAGTTCGGGCTCCTCCGCGCGCATCGCTTCCCACGTGCTGGGGCGATGAAACGGGCAGAAGAAGCACGACGACTTCGGCGGAATCGGCAGGCGAGTGAAGTTCGACGCGCGAAGCTGGCGAGCGATGTTCGTCGGCAGTTCGTCGACAATCTCGCGTAGCCGCTGAGCGTGCCGAACCGAGAGCCGTTGATCGCTGATGATGCGGCCGCAATCCGTACGACGTACGCCGAGGTCGAGCAGCGGGTACACGATTCGTTCGTGTGGTTCGACGCGGCGGGTGTTGGCGCGCTGGATCTCGTCGACGCTGATACCGATATGGACGGCGGCCGGCGTTGTCTTGGATGCGCCGTGCTGCTTGAGCCACTTACCAATGACCTTGATCTTGAAATCGGCCGTGCAACTGCGGGTGCCGGGCGCACCGTTGGACATGCGTACGGGAATCGGCAGCGACCTCGACCCTTCGCGGGTGAGGCGGCCCCAAAGCGTTTCGCGCGTGCCGTCGCGCTTGATCCGGTCGAGCACGTGCAGCGGTACGCCGTGCTCGACTGCCCACGGAATTGCGATTTCGCGGACGTAGGCGAGGGTGTCCGGGTGTTCGCTGTCGTCGCCTACGTTGGCGAACAGCGCTGCGTCGATGTCGAGGCGGCCAGTACCGGCGAGCACGAGAAGCGCCGTCGACTGCCAACCGCCCCCGTAGCTCAGGACACGTAGCGGCACGGTCGTCACCTCCCCCGAGTTGGGTTGGTGAGCCGTGCAGCAGCAGAACTCGACCTAGCTCGGCGCGGTGGTGACGCCGAGCGCGACGGCGAGCCCGCCGAGCATCGACCGAGCGCCCTCGGCGCCGGTGTCGGCGTCGACCTGCTCGAGCTTGGCCGCCGCGCCGAGATGCGTCGACATCGCCGAGGCGAGCGCCTTCTCGTCCGGCGCCGGCACGTGGTCGAGCACCTTGGACTCAATGCCGTTGATCGTGGTCGCGGTGAAGGTGTACCGGTCAGCCTCAAGCCGACCGAGGATGCGCTCGGCACGCCCGTAGAGCCGGCCGACGATGTCGGTACGGCGGGCGCGGTTGTCGACCTGGCGCGCGTGCGTCGCGGCGGCAGTGGCCGAGCGGTCGAAGGACAGGCCGAGCGCGCGAGCGATGCCGGTCACCGTGGACGGCGAGCGGTTGATCTCCCGGGCGATGTCGTTGCGGGTCTTGCCTTCGGCGTGCAGCTCGCGCACGCGCTCCCGGTCAACGTCGGTGATCAGATTGCGCGGCAAGGTGGTCACCTCGCCCCCGGGCAGCAGACAGCCCCGGACCGAGGGGGGAGGGTAGTCCGGGGCTGTCGGATCGTGGTGCGGGTACAGCTCACCCGCTGCTAATCGCCAGTTTAAGCACAACCGGCCGGTTCGCGGGTTACACGCCTTCGCGCGGGGGTGACGAGCGCAAGGTCGATGACGTCGCCGACGCGATACCGCGACCGCCCGTGTTCGTCGGGCTCGCGCTTGTCGAGCTTGCCGGCGCGCGCCCACGTGCGCAGCGTGTTCGCCGACAGTTCGCGGCCGAGCAGCTTCGGCAACGCGCGGGCGATCTCCGCCGCGGTCGCCTCGACGTCCCGGGCAGCGTCGAGCAAGGTCCCACGCCGGGCCTCGACGTCATGGCGCATTCCGCACTCGCGGCACGCGACGACGGCCCGCTCGGGTCGGGTGTAGAGGTCGGCCGAACAGTCCGGGCACGGTCCGCAGTACACGCGCGCCGGTGGGAGGTCGACGGCCCGGCGGACCTGCTCGACGGCGTCGCCGATCTCGTCGACCAGCTCGCCGCCGGCCGGGTGGTACTCGACCCACGACGGGTGTCGACGCAGCCACGCGGCCATCTCGGGCACGGTGTCGTCGAGGTCGAGCGGGTCCAGCTCGGCGACGGTGAGCGGCGAGCCGTCCGGCGCGGTCTCGCCGGTCGGTACCTGCCGGCGTAAGCCGTGCGTCTCCCACAAGTCCCGCACCCACGTCGAGAGCACGTTGTGCACGACGTCGCGTACCTCGGCGGCGCCGACGTTGAACGGCAGCCCGGTCTCGGCCGGCCGCGAGCCGACCCGCGGCGGCCCGGTGTTCGCGAGCCGGGCGACCGTGTCCTCGAGGTAGTCGACCAGCTCGGCGACGTCGACCAGGTCGGATCGGAGCCGGCCGAGACACGACGGGCACACCGTGCCGCCGGTGGTGGCGTTGGCGCAGAACGGGGCGGCGCACGTGTCGATCATGCACTGGAGCCTCGAGCCGGCCGTGTCACCGACCGGGCGCGACGGCTACGCAGCGCCGGCGGCCCGGGTGACGAGTACCCACCCGACGGCGGCGCACGGCGCGCACTCGGTGCCGTCGACCGAGCCGGCGCCGCGGCATTCGCGGCACACGGCGTCGAACCACTCGTCACCCTCGACCGAGCGGTGCGGTGCGGCGGCGCCGAGTCCGCCGTGCGCCTTTGCGAGCAGGCACACGCGGCCGGGCTTGTGCGGGTGTTCGTGTCGACAGTTCACCGGGTCACCGGCGATGAGCGTGCTTCGGGCGAATGCGCGTGCGCTCAACGAACCTTCCTTCGTGTCGAGTCGGGACAGCCTACGACCGGTGCCGTTCACGCGGCCGCGCCGAGCGGTTCGTCGGGTTCGGCCTCGACCGGGATCGGGAGACCAGGCAGCGCTAGCACGTACTGACCGGCGCCGGCCCACGTGCGACCGCATCGGACCGGCTCGGCGAGCACGTACGCGCGCGGCACCGTTCCGCGACGGCGAGCCCGCAGACGGGCGCGGCGCTCGCGCTCGTACTCGGCGTGCGCCGCGGTGCACGCCTCACAGCGGCACCGGTGTTTCGCGTACCGGGCGTTCGTTCCGTGCGCTGGCCGAACCGTCGGCGCGGGGTGTCCGTCCTGTTCGGCGACCGCCGCTCGCTCGTCGGCGTCGAGCCCTCCCCAGATCCCCCACGCCTCCCCGGCGGCGAGCGCGTCGGTGAGACACAGCTCGCGCACCGGGCACTCGGCGCACACGGCGCGGCACTGGTCGACCTGCTCGTCGGCCGGGTCGATGAAATCGAGGTCGAGGCGCCCGCGGCACGCTGCGCGCTCGCGCCACGACGGCCGGCGGGTCACTGTGGCGCCCTGCCGTCCACCGAGCCGGCGTCGACGCGCGCGTGCGCGCGGCGGCGCCGGCGACCGGTCGCCGCGGTGGTCTCGTCGTGGTTGTTCATTGGTTCCCCCTGGTGTTTAACGTGTGGACGCGAGCGCGTCGGCGAGCCGGGCATCGTGCGCGGGCTGCTTGGTGAGCGGCTTGCCACCGGGACCGGTGCACGGTGCGCCCGGTCGGGCTTTGCACCAGGTGCACGCCACGGCGAGGTAAGCGCGACGGGCCTCGACTTCGGCCTCGGCGTACTCGGGATCGACTCCGCGGGTGATCGCGAGTGCCGCGGTGACTCGGGCGACACCGTCGCGGATGGCGCGCAGGTCCGGCGGCCGCTCGATGGCACGGGCTCGCAAACGCGCGTTGTGCTCATGCTCGGCGGCGTCGCGACGGATCGTTCGCCAGTACTCGACGATGTCGGCCGGCATGACGGTCTCGCCGTTGTGCCGGTAGTGCGCGCGGACGGCGGCGCCGGCGACGTCTGCCGGGACGTCGTCGAGGATGCCGGCCCACATCGTGAGCACGTCCGGATCGGGTTGCGGCACCTTCGGGTCGACGGCCGAGGCGGCGCCGAGCAGGGTCGCGACTTCGGCCCGGTTCACGCGCGCACCCCGTCGGCGAGATGCTCGGCGTCGACGGGCGCGGGCTCGGCGGCGAGCGCGAGCCACCCGCGGACCTTCTCGCCTCGAGCACTGCGGACCGGTGGACGCGCGGCCGGCTGCTCGGCGAGCTGAGCAGCCTTGACCGCGTCGTCGTACAGGTGCGGCAACAGGCCAGGACGAGCACCGGCCCGGCGGTTCCACTCGTCGAGCGCGGCACGCAGCGGGACCAGCGCGCCACCGTCGCGCAAAATGCCGTCGGCCTGCTTGGCGAGGGCACGAATCGTCGTCGGTCGGTAGGCGGCGCCAGTCTGGTCACGCCATGCCGTGACCAGGCGGTACGCGTCGGGACGTGACGCGGTAGCGGCGAGTTCGGCCGCGGTGGTCGTGCCTCGCGCACGTGCGCGCCCACGCGCAGGGCTACTACCCCCGTTAGGGGGTAGTAGTTCTCCCTCTCCCTCTACCTCTGGCATCGGGTTGCTACCCGTTTGCTGTGGCTCGTGCGTGGCGTCGGCTATGGCATTTGCTATCGGCTCGGCTACCCGTTTGCCTCCGGGTTCGGTCTCGTCGACCTGGTCCTCGACGGCGTCGCGCTGCTTGGCCCATCGCTTGGCGGCGCCCTTGCTGCCGGCCTCGCGGCGAGCGTCGCGCAGGGCCTTCGCTTCGCCGGCGGAACGCTGGTGCTCGAGGTAGTCGTGCACGATGACGTGACCACGGCGCGGCTGCGGGCAGTCCGGGCAGTCGTGCCCGGGGCGGTGCCAGAGACCGACCTCGACGAGCCGGTCGGCGAGCCGCTTGTGCACGCCAGCGAGCCGGACGACAGCGGCCGGCGGGATCTCCCCGTCGGTGAGGTGTTGGCCGGCGTAACAGAGCCCGGTCACGTACAACCAGCCGGCGGCCGGGTCGTCGATCTCGACGAGCTTGGGGTGCAACGGCAGGTCGACGGAGAGCCGGATGTACTCGCGCCGGTCCTGTGCGCGAGCGTTCATCGCACCCCCGCCGCGGCTTCGTACTCGTCGGCGATCATGAAGAAATCCACGTCGAGCAGTTCGGCGACCTGGTCGAGGGTGTCGCCGCGGCGGCGAGCGATCCGGACGACCTCGAAGACCTCGCGCGGGTGCAGGTCGTCGTACGTGCGTCGGCCGTTGAGCGCGGCCTCGACGGTGAGTGCGTCGAGCTTGCGCACGGGCGCGGCCGCGGTCCTGGTGCTGGGAAATTCGATGATCACGGGTCCCCCTGGGGTGGTGCAGTGGCGGACGCGGGCGCACTTCACCGCGCCCGCCACTGGTCGGTGACGTGCTGCTGTTGCTGCGTTGACTCGAAACGCTAAGGAAGAAATGGGGCGTGAAGTGACAACAAAGTGACAGGAAATCGCTCTACGAGAGCGTTTCCACGAGTGGCTCGCGGGCGATCCACACCCGATTACGGCTCGCGCGACGGCTTCGCCGGCGGCTGCGGTACTCGCCGCACGGCACGATCAGCCGGCGCGCGGCCCACGTGCCGAGCACGGACGGAAGGACGTTCGGCGAGTGCGGCTCGACGTCCTTCGGGACGGCCTTGCGGACGTCCTCGGCAGTGAAGGGCCGGCCCTCGCGGACCAGTTCGGCGAGCGCAGCCTCGGCAGCGGCCCGGTAGTCGCGGTTCACAGCGACCCCGGCGGCGAGGTTGGCCTCTTGGCCGTCGTGCCGGTCGGCGAACCCTAGGGCGAGCTGGTCGGCCACGGCTTGGACCCCTCCCACGGACGCGACCGGATCTCGCGAGCCCACTCGGCCAGGTCGGCGAGTAGCTCGCGGTGTCCGGACATGTCGTAGACCCGCTGCCCTGGCGTTCGTCCGGCGACCGTCGGGCACGTCGGGCACTCCGGGCAGCACGGCGAGCAGTCGGTCGGGTCGCAGCAACCGGCGCCGAGGTGTTCGGCGCAGCAGACGACAACGCGGCCCGTCGGCACGAGCGCGGATGCGGTCACGCGGTCACCTCCCGCAGAGCCGAGCGCAGCATCGACAGGTGTTGCTCGGCCCGCACGGCGCGCGCCTTCCACTCGTCGGCGGCGGCGAGCTGCTGCCGGATCTCGCCGAGGGTGAGCCCGTCGAGCGGGTCGACCTCGACCTCGGCGGCCGGCGTGGTCCGATGCTTGTTCAGGTGCGGCCGGATCGAGTGCATGTTGTCCGAGGTGTAGTCACAATGGACGCACCCGTACGTCGTTGAGCCGTCGGCGAGAAGCAGCGTTCGCGTCTGCCGCCAGAGCACCGGCGCGCCGCCCTTGGCGCGCATCGGCGCCTCGGTCGGCTCGTCGGCGATCACCTCGAGCCCCTTCGCGCTGGTCGCCGTCATCGCTCACCGTCCGCGGTGTCCGCCGGCGCGGCTGGCCAGTCCTCGACGACTTCGGCGTCGACGACGTCCTCGGCGGTGGGCAAGGTGACCGGCGCGGCTGGCGGCGCCTCGGGTGGCGGCCCTTCGGGCTGCCAGACCCGCTCGGCGCTGGTCGGCACCCACTTCGCGAGCTGGTGCGCGGCCGACTTGAGCCACATCGCCTTGGGGTTCCACTGCCACGGCGAGAACGGCGAGTCGGCACCCTCGGCCTTGGACAGAATCACGGCGATGTCCTCGGCGGAGAGCACCGAGACGTTGCTCGTCGCCCCGTCGCGCATCTTCGCGTAGGCGTAGACGAGCACCAGGTCGCCGCGGTCGGCGCGCCAGTTGATCTCGTGCACCGGCCGGTCGTGCTCCCCCGGGTTGTAGGTGAACGTGTCGTGTTCGCGCACCACCTCGACCTTGACCGACGACACCGCGCCGGCCCGGTACATGAGTTCCACCTCGCCCTGATAGCCGGTGATGCCGAGCACCTCGGGACCGCGCTTGGTCTTGCGCGGCACTAGGTAGTACTGCTCGGTACCCGGCTCGAGCCCCTTGCGCGCGGCGTCGAGCAGCGCGACGAGCAACGACGTCGGGTTCTTCTCCGCGGCATTCGCAAGCTGCGGACTCCGGCGCAGGGCACCGGTAGCGATGCGCAGCCAGGTCTCGGGCTTGATGTGGCTGGGAAGCACGGTCGCGAAGTCTGTGCGGTACTTGCGTACGAGCGCGGCCGGCGAGTTGTCCCGCTGCTGCGCGACGGCCGACGTGACGGTCTGAGTGGTCATGCTGCGGCGCTCACCTTCTGCGGTGTCGAACGGATGGGAGACGGGCGCAGCGACGGCGGCGAGTCGCCAGTGCCCGGTACGCGGATGGCGATCGACTCGCCGGCGACCACGGCGCGCCGGCCGGAGCCGAGCGCGTCGAGCACCTCGACCGCCGCCCGCCGCTTGGCGTCCTCGGCGGCCTTGTGGTTGGCGACCGCGGCCCGGTAGCGCTCGGCCAGCGTCGGGGCGATCTCGACCTCGACGTCGTCAATGAGCGGGTGCAGCGCACGCACCGTGCGGTAGGTCGCGGTGTGCTCGTCGATGTCCGGGCGTTCGTCGCGCTCGAGGGTGTCGAGGAACTCGCGGGCGGCGTCGCGAAGCACGGAAACCTCGGCGATGTTCCAGTCGACGACGTACTCGCGGTAGTCCGAGCCGGAGATCAACACGGCGATGTGCGCGCGGGACAGGCCGAGCGTGTCGAGCTGCCACAGGGCTTGAGTCCGGTAGTAGATCGGCACCTCGTCGGTACCCGGCTCACCCCACTCGTCGGCGTTGTGCGCGGTCTTGACCTCGAGCAACGCGCGAGCGGTCAAGCTGGACAGCAGCCGATCGGGCGTCGCTATCTGCCACCGACGCGCCCGACTGGCCCAGGTGCCGGACCGGCGCACGCGGTACTCGGGGTGCGCCGCGGCGAACACGCGGGCGATCGGGTCCTCGAGCCAGCGACCCCACCGCATGACGTCGTTGTCATCGGCCGGCCTGGTGTTGCCCTTCTTCTTGTGCCAGAGCGAAAACCGGCTCTCCCACGGCGAGAGGCCGAGCACGGCGGCCACCTCGGAACCGCCGAGGGCGGACGCGCGCGCAGCGAGCCACTCGGCCGAGCCTGGCTCGAACGTGCCCACGCGAACAGCGGCGGCGCTCATCCGACCACCCCCGCGCACTCGGGCGTCGAGGCGACATCCCCGCCGATGACCTCGAAAACCGTGTCGAACGTGATGCCGAGGCCGTTGATGGTTGCGGCGATGAACTCGTTTCCGGGCCACTGCTCACCGTCGAGCACCCGCCCGACGGTGGACTGACTCACGCCGAGGCACTTCGCGAGCGCGTACCGCGATCGCAGCCCTTTCGCAGTGGCAATCTTGCTCAACGCATCCGGTCGGATGCGTACGTGCGATGTCACTAAACGTTCCCCTCCTGCTTCCGCGTGTAGAAGATCGCGAACCCCCTAGGGAGATCGACCATACGGGCAGGTGGAAGCGAGTTTCAACGCTTCCGTGTACGCAAGTAGCTAGATCGTCGACCATCGACGGGTGTTGCTACTTCCGTGCGCGGAAGTAGGATTCCGCTCATGGCTGACGGGCAGTGGTGGACGTACCTACAAGCGCAACTCGAACAACGCGGATGGAAACCAGCGCACCTCGCACGCGCCGCCGGCGTCTCGGAGAGCCGCATATCGGATTGGCGGAACCGCGGCTCACCGCCCACAATCCCGAACGCACGAGCCGTCGCGGAAGCGCTCGGCGAGCCACTCGTGCCGCTGCTCGTCGGCGCTGGCTTGCTCGCGCCGGGCGAGGCCCGGCAGAGCCTCGCGGCGTATTCGGTGCGCGAGCTGCTCGACGAGATCGAGACGCGATTTAGGGAGGTCACGACCCTTGTTCCCGATCTTGGCGTGAAACATCCCACGTCTAGCGGGGGTAACCCTCTACAGCTCGTCGCCGACAGCCCAAGTACGGAACCAACGAGAGTTCAACAAGAACGCGAGTGGCTCAGCGAGGCTGAACAGCCCGACGAACCCGGCCCGGACACCGGCGCCTGACTTCCCACCGCCCGCGTGTTGGGGAGGAACACGCATGAAATGGGGCCGTGCCTACGACCCGTATCGACACGCCGAGGTGCTCGGCGCTGAGGTGATCGTGTCGTCTGCCGTCACAGGATGGGGCGACTACCGCGGCGGCCGGATTCGGGTTCACCCGATCCTGAACCAGGCCGAAGCGCGGTGCACGGTCGCGCACGAGGTCGTCCATCACGAGCGACGCGACGACGTGCTCGGCTACTGCGGCGTGACGTGGCTCGACACTCGGCTCGAGCGACGCGTGCACGCAACCGCGGCTCGCCGGCTGATCATCATTTCTGAACTTGTCGACGCCCTGCTCTGGTCCGACGACGCCGGGGAGATCGCCGAACAACTCGTCGTCGATCCGCGGACGCTCTACGTCCGTTTGACCGACCTCTCCACCTTCGAGCACCGCGAGATCAGCAAGCAGATCCGCGGCCAGTCGACGCGTTCACTCGGCGACCTTCGGCGGTACGCCTCGCGACAGCTTCGTCGGCGAGCTGGTTAG